AGGTATTTCAAGGCCGGCTTCTTCAGCTTGGTCTTTATCAATGTTTCCCCAGTATTCAAGTATTTCAAATCGGTCTACATTAGAGGTATTGCGATAGTCTTCAAGGTCTGATTCCCACCATTTACGTACGTAATTAGTTCCCATGCTAGCTGCAGAATCAATAGCATCATGACGGAAGTATGGACGCTTTTTTAGGTTACGTAATTCAGAAAAACTTAACCGATGACGTTGAATGACAAATTCACACTCATCCATGTTCTTTGCATCAGAATCAGGATATAAGTTCCACAAGGAAACATTTTCTACTTTAGGCACTGTTTTAATAATAGGTGTGTAGTTACCTTCCTCATCCCAATTAGGGTATTCTTTGTCATATGCAAATGGCCCCTTCAGAACACCCGTTCCAAATAAGGCCATTTCAAATGCTGTGTGACGCAGATGCTTAGAAGCACTTGACTCTTCTAGCTGGTCAAGCATCTTCTTTTCCATGCGTTTGGCTGCAGTTTCTGCAGGATTGTACGTCTGAGATGTTGCAGTCTTACCTGGTCCTGCGCGTAGCTTATCGCCCAATTCTCCAAGTTCTTCCGAAAACACTCCTAATTGGATATCATCAAGCATCTGGCTTGTGGCGCCAGGCGGCAAGTCAGCCCCATCTCCCGGAAAGCCATACTTGCTTTGTAATTCTTCCATAGCATTCGTATCATCTTTAGGGTCAAAATGTACCGCTTCTTCAACACCTTCGGGAATTATGGTAGAGTCAACCCCTAAAGGAAACCTTTGCCCTGCAAATAGAACGTCAATAATTTGACCGTATGCTGCTAAAACTTTAGTTTTAGTAATTTTAATGAATACTTTAGATTTCTCAGTGGACGTGAATTGTGTTTCTATGCCGTATAAGCCGCGATATTGGCGATAGGCATTTAACCAACGCTCTTCTTCTTCTTGGCGACTAGATTCTACACTTTCAAATTTATCTGAAATATAACCTGCAAGTGCTTCAGAACCAGAAACTGGTTCAAATACTAGTGCTTCAATGTGTTCTTCATCAGCCATAATTAATATCCAAAGGTTGCATCAGCGGGCTGCCATCGTTGATTCGGTGGTCCACCAGAAAAATCAAAGACAGAACGTGATTTGGGGCGCGTCATAATACCATATCGTAACGCATCATATAAGTGGTCTTCTACTTTAGTGTTGACATCTTCTGGGTTAGTTTTATCCATTGGAAGCGTTGGCAATTGGGCAATTAAGTTAGTACAGTTACTCATTATCTCAATGCCGGCTCTGCCGCTTTCCTCGTCAACCTGCAGTCGTCTATGCAGTTCGTTCTTTCCTGCAACACGGCTACCCCTGCTTCTGTCGGATGGGCGCCACCTACACCCTTCAACAATCATTTGTTCCGCAAGGGATGGTCCTGTATCTCCGCGCTTATGCCAAAGTGATGAATCGAGTACACCATAATGTATGGATTCCCCTTCTTCAGCATTTAGTACCATATGGGCTAGCTCTTTAGCAGGCACTTTACTTACATACAGCTCCCTGTAAACAATTAGTGTTTCGTTAGTAGGGTCTACAGTAAACCAAAGAACACCAGAAGCAGAAGCGTAGCCATAATCGCAAGCCCTGAACTTTCTCCATGAGTGCGGTATTTCAAATGGGTCAATAACGTGTACCCGCCTATCAAATTCCGAAAACGCCGCACCTTCAGCAATATCCCAAGAACCTTCTAGTAACTGCTTACGCTGTACTTCTGGCAGTGAGAGCAGCATGGCTTCATAATCGCCTGCTTCGTATAAATATGGGTTATCCAACAGTTTAGCTGGCACAAAACGCCTGTTAAAAAGAGGCTGACCTGCTTTAGAATGCTGACTTGGGTAGATAAGGGTTTCACCGGTGGTAATATCCGTCGCCCAAAAGGGTCTTCCAGGGGTTGACGGGTCAATGAACATTTTCTTAACCCAAGCATGTCCAGGTCCGCCAGGGTTCGTTGTCGCTCGCATGAAGACTGGTAGCGAAGGGTCTGCTGTTCTAAGACGCGAGCGTAAATAATCCCAAGCATAAGGTGTAGCGTACTGTGTTAGCTCATCTATGCCAATATACGTAAATGCCTGACCTTGGTAACGTAGGACGTCTTTATCCTGTTCTAGGTAAGTCATCCATATTCTGGCACCGGAAGGAAAAACCCACTGACTTTTCTTTTCCATCCATTTCGCACCCGGATAAGCATTCGGGTACATTTCTTGACTTTTGTGTATCAACTCACGTAATTCATCATTTGTTCTACGTAGAATTAGCGCGTTAAAGTTTTTATTGTTGCAATAGCGCAACGGGTCAATAATCAAAGCATAAGACTTGCCGCCTCCGGCTGCGCCACCGTATAAGACTTCGCGCTCAGGTGCGGCAAGAAAATCCGTTTGAGGGCCGGGATTTGGCTCAAACAGGATTTTATCTTCGGGTTCTTCATTTGCGTGCTCAAATCCCGAGGTTCCCATAATTTCAATTTCGGGTTCTGGGTTTTCGAGCCGCTCAAGCTTCTGTATTTTTTTCTGCGCCATATTAAGTTGCATACGTGCAGAACGTTTTTGTTTAGCTAAGCGAGCCTGTTCTTTTTCCTCTTTAGTTTGAGGTGTTGATGTTGCCTTCGTTTTGGGCCTTGGCGGCACGGCGTTTTTGTTCAGCATACTTCCGTCTGTCTGATTTATCTGTCTTTACGCGTTTCCACAAACCCATAGGGGTTATAGAGCGCCCTGTGTACTCTGTAAGCCACCTTGCTACTTCTGGGTAGGATGATGCCTTCAAGTAGTCTAGACCCTGCTCCAGCGCCTCTAATTGCTCATTAATAGGCTCTAAGAGCTGTGGGTCATGCTTCGACCTTCTGTACCCCCAAGGTACTCTAGGTCCATTAGTTCTTTCATAACGCTCAGTTGGATTCAATTTCTGGGCTAGTGTCATCATCTTTTGCTGGTAAAATAAATACCCCAATTGGTTTATCTGAAGAAACGTTTAGTTTTTCTACTTTAGAAAGGCCAACTCTATCCAACACTTGTTGGGAAGCGGCTAGTTTTTCCCTATTGCCTACAGCTGATTGGTCATCAATAACGCCAACCATTGATAAAACGGCTTTAGGAGCGTTAGCTGCCATCTCTAATTCAGCACGTTCTATAATTTCAGTACGTAATGCCTGTATTATAGCATATGGATTAGTACTTGTCGAGTACCCCGCTAAACGCATGGCTTTAGCATAGCTACCTTTAGCTTCACCAAATAGGGCATCTAGAAAGTTATTCTGTAATTCTGTAAGTTGTTTAGGCACGAGGATTCACCTTTTTTCCTGATTTAGTTCGCGCAAATGAACGATTTGCGCTACGGGGTTTAACAGCTAACTTTTTGTTGTTCATAGGATTGCCCGTAGTATGATGTACGTCTTTTCCATCACCCTTGGTAACTTTACCCTTTTTAGCCATAATGGCTCTAGCTGCATTACGGGATGCCCGCCGTTTCTTTTGTTTAGGCTTTGCATGGTACTTATCATACTCAGCCCTATAGTTACGTTTGGTCATGCCGCCATCCTTCGTTTTTGACTATTTAGGCAAAATAGCAATAGCTAAAAATAAAATACCTATAGCAGCACCGATTACAGCACCTACTATAGCAGTAGTCTTTACATTTTCCATCATTTCTTCTTGTGCAAGACGAGCCTCACGCCTAGCTTGCGCAGCAGCTTCTTTTGCTTCTTGTATTCTTTTAGCTCTTTCATTTACAATGCTTTGCCATGTATCAGGTCCGAAGCGTAAATTCACCATCATGGCAATTTCTTGCATTTTTTCTTGTGCTACTTTAGCGTCAATCATTTCTTGTGCTACAGACTTAATACCGAACTGGTCTGTTATTCCGGTCTTAGATTTTTTAGCGCGTTGTTGCTGTACCTGCTTTTCACCCTCAAAAAGATTGTCGATATACCCAGCTATATCACCAATATCATTAGCAGTACCAATTGCAGATTTAATACCATCTACTGCGCTTTTTACAAGGGCTATACCTGCAAGTGTTTCTGCAATCATAACGTGTTGGTTCCTATTTAGGTTCTGGTCTACATACTGCTGTTATAGGCAGTCTTTTGCCATCTCCTACTGGAACAGATTGTTGTCGGGACAATCTTTCAGCAAAATAAAGGCACCTGTTTATGTCGTCAAACTTTTGTGTTTTATCTATTACTTTTGCGCCTAGATACACATACAAAGCAAAAACAATCACTAGACAGCGTGGGTTGTGTTAAAAGGCACCATTATTCATTCCAATCAAGTATTTTACGGTGCTTTTTCCAAAACCAATTACCAATAAACATAAAAGGTTTACCCCCATACAAAAAAAGTAAAGCTACATATTTAATTACATTTCTTTTGATTACAGCTGTGTTAATCATTTCTTTTTTGTCATACCCCCACGCATCATTTTTTTAGCTACGCCACCGCGCATCATTTTCTTAGCGGCCATTTTAGGCATTCCGCCCCCACGCATCTTTTTGGTTGCTACGCCACCGCGCATCTTTTTAGATGCCATTTTAGTTTTGCCCTTCATTTCTCAATCTCCGTCTTTCTATTACTAATGATTCATACACTTCCGCAGGGAAGTGTTCATAGTACCCAGACTTCTCCAGACTCAATGCTGCGTCATCTAGGGTTGATAGCCTTTGTACAAATACCATGCAGTAGTTTAGGCTAGGGTCTACTACACCATCTTCGACTAAAAAGTCCAGACCGGCTTCTTCAGCGTCATAGTCTGGGTGAAACACCATCAAGTGCATATCTTTACCTGCAATTGACATGGCTTCGTTTACGCCATCGCACCACCCATCTAGGTAGTGCATATCTGGTAATACTTCATTAGCCCACACAACTATATCATAATCGTGGGACTCAAAATCGGCCACTTCTTTGGCTAGTCCATCTAGTCCAGTGTTTATACTAAATACAACTTTATCGTCTAACCACGCTTGTTTTGCGTAGGGACACGGTGGTAATCCATTAAGTTTCTCATTAGGTACTTCAAGAAAATCATGTGACCACTTCCGTACATCGGATTCTATTCTGTGCACTTTTGCTGTTTTCTTACGTTAAGCATTTGAAAATTTTCCTTCTTCCATAGCTTTAGATAATTTAATCGCACGTGTGCCAACTTGTGTAGCCCAACGTGAATCCAGCATTTCTACAGCTGCTGTAGTGTAATCGCCATCGTGTATGGCCGCCCACATCTTTTTAAATTTGCAAAGTCGGGGTACACCCATGTTAAACGCCATATCCATTACAACTAACTGGCGTACAGCATCCAAGTCTTCTATACAGCTATGAGCTCGGCATAGCTCTTCTTCAACAATCTCAATATCATTAGTGGCCAGATAAACCGCATCTTCTTCAGTTATGCCATATTCATATACGTGACCGATGCTAGGAATATCTAAATCGTCTAGCTCTTCTTGTGTAATGCCGCGGTCTTCTAGGTTTCTGCCGATACCAATAGTATCAATCCCTAGGGTATCTTTATATACATTTAGCACAATACCTTCGTGCTTTATCAGCTTTTCAATATAGTGTGTCCTATCGTATTTCATTTAGACTTACCCCATTTAATTATTTCGTCCATGGTGCGCCCACAGCCGATGCATCTAATACGTTCTTTGTCTAACACACATATACCTACACATGGACTTTTCATGTTTGGGCACCATTAATTAATTTACATTCGTATTCAATAGTGCTCCAACTTCCGTCTTTGGGTAGCTCTTCATGGAGGACTTTAAATTCTATGCACTCTTGGTTTACTTCAAACCATTGTATGGTTTGTTCTACACAACCCGTAGCTGTACAAGCTGTTAAGATTAAAGACCATAGCATCTTATTTACTTCCTATTCATCCACGCAGTAGCACCCATAAATGCTCCAACGATACCTGCGCCAGAAATGTAAAACAGATTAGATATATCAGACAAAGCTGTAACTCTATCTAAAGGTACAAAAAACATAGCGACTGTGAAAACACCCATGCTAATTAGTGTGTATCTAGCCATACGTAATTGCGCCAGGTTCTTGCGTAGTTCCGTTTCAGTTTGCCGGATTTCTTTAGCATGCTCCAGTTCTTCATCAGTAACTACCCCGTCGCCATCCATATCATACTGGTCGAACTCGCTATTTTTTTGTAACTTTTTCTGCATTATTTTTTGCCGAAGAATCTTGTCGCTGAGCGGACTCCAAAGCTTGCAGCAACAATAACGCCCAAGCTGTACTGGTACCATTCAGGCATTTGCTCCAATTGTTGAAATCCGTTTGCAACTATTTCTTCCATTCCAGGCACGA